AAAGTTATCGATGTCCGTTGAAGGATCGATGTAATCATTCATATTCTGAATGAGTTGGGAAATCGTCGCACTGTTCCCGTACTGCGAGATGATCGTTTGCTCTACGTTTTGCATGGCTATACCAGCGTCACCGTGATATTTCCAGCGCTGATCGTGGGGGTCTGATCGATGCCCACTTGTACCTCAGTTTGATTGGCAACTGTAGATCCCACCTGAATGCTCAGCAGCGTGACAAAGGCTCCAATGTTGGCCACGGGTGCATAGTATTGAGCCGCCAGAATGGTAGAGCCGATGCGCGCGCGAGCATTTCCGTTCTGACCATTGAACTGAGCGATGATTGCGTTCTGAACGAGAGTTGCGATGTTTGAAGGCAAAGAGGGGCTGTTCGCAATTTGAACTGCGAAAAGAATCGGAAGCGCCCCAGGCCGCATGAAGCTCACTTGATAGCTCGGCTGAGGGTAGTCGTAGCCGCTGGTGTCTACCACGGTTACGGTGCTAACGGTGCCTTCGCCGGGTACAGGGGAGCCGCCGATTGGGTAGGGCGCATAGTCGCATCCAGTATCTTTCTTTCCCCAAATTGCTTGAGCCACATCGGTATCATTCCCGCCGACAACTGCTGCATAAAGCGAGTGGGGAACAAGTGGGTAATTTGTGGGGTTGGGAATTCCTCCAGGAAGAGGGTTGCTCGATATCGTCAGATCGCTGGGATTGTCGATCACAAAACAGTCTAGGACGTTATCCTGATCGAAGACGCTTGCGTAAATAGACGGGCAAGTTCCGCGGCCATTTATGGCAACCGAATTCTGCCGGCGAAACTCAAAGTCTGCGCGGCTCTCAACATCATTCCCGAGAGTACCGTCAGAGGGATTTGTGATCGTATCCCATCCGGAAACCGCCTGATAAACCTTGCTCAGCGTGCCAGCAGGGCAGGCAATCGGCCCCGTTGTGACATTCTGCCAAGTGCTGGAAACAGTTCCGCCAGACCCAATCGTGGCCGTCCCGAGCAGAGTATAGGTATTTCCGCTCGTATCCTGAGCAAAAGTCCCTGCCGGAATCACAGTTCCCGATAGGCCGCCGAGCGTACAGGTCACGACGGTAGAAGTGGCAGGTTTGCGAGTGAGGAAGTAAATGCGAGCGAGCGCATCCTGAAAGCGACCCGAAGCGTACTGAGGATCGAACTGATTGACCAGGTAAGCGATGTTGTTGTCTTTATCTGCGATGACTGCGGTAGTGCTGGACGCAAGCTGACCCTGCGGCGTATTGAGAGCGGGATTCAAGCCGCCCCCAAAAGCCGAATTCATATCAGTCTGAACGCCAGCGAGAATCGCGGCTTCTGTCGGGATGATGACTCCAGCATCCGTAAACTGAATAGGGGGTACGCTTGTGCTCATTAGAAATTCACCGTCGTTGATGCTCCAGTGGTATCCGTAAATTGTATCTGCCCGCTAAGTTCCCGATCATTGAACGAAGTGATGAAAGTCTGAACTGTCACAACTCCAGGTACAGTCAGAGCAGACTTGTTAATCAGTTCAATAAGCAACGATGGGGGCGGGAGCTTTCCGAGAATCTTAGTCCAATATGGAATTCCTTGGGTCGTATCGTAATAGACCTCGCCGAGAAATGTTCTGACGGCGCTCGCCACATCCTGAGCACGCGCATAAGGAGGAGCCGCCATAGCGATATTGCCGGACGCATCCAGCACCAAATCCCACGCGGATTGATCGAGCAATAAAGTGTTCATGCCAGCGGCGGGCTTGTGGGACTACCCGGCTCCTCCGAAGTGTGAAGATGATTGACTAGACTAATTTCATTCTCGCCAGCCAATACATCCGTCTGAGCCGTTATTTTACCGTTAGTCTGCTTTACGTCGCCTTCCAGATTGATAGTTGGCGCTTTGATAGTAATTGCTGTCGGGGAATTGACGGTTATACCGTCCGAATTGAACTGAATGTATTGCTGTGGAGCGCCATTCAATAAACCGCCAAGATAGAGAGCGTCAGAGAAATCATATTGCCGCGCGCTGCCCGGATTTGCTTGCGCTAAAGTCGCCTTCACCTTGCTGATATCGCGACTCGCAAAGACGGCTATACCGATGTCTCCGGGCTGCGGATCGATAATCACGGCATTTGAGCCGCCCTGAATTCTCAGGTATGGAACGTTGTAAATGGTGATGTGGGGAACAGGATTTCCCGCAGAATCCACTTGATTTACAAGAGGAACGATGTCCACCATTCCTACTGGCGAAAGGTCGCCCGCATTCGTACAGGATTCTACTTGAACGAGGGTCGCCGTCTGCATCTTCGTGATGGCCTGCTGAATCGCAAAAGCGATGTTGTTATAGCGCCCCCACGTGGACCAGGGAGTCAGAAAGCCGTTAGGAAGCGATTGCGAGCCCACTCTGATTACCCCTTATCGTTGAAAACCATGCGCCGCCCGGTTTCTCGCTTTCTAATCTATGAGCAATGCTCGTCACAATCCAAACTCCTGCCGCCTGCAATACGTCTGTCACTATTTGAATTGAGCCCCCAAAGACGACGGAAGGATTAAAGAGCGTCTGGAAATTAACTCCAACTCCGTCAAAGGTGGGATATCCAGCCATACCCGTTTGCGCTGAGATAAGAGAAACCGGAGTGCTGCGGGCAACGTTGGCTGGGGTGATCGCTAGTGTCCCGTTGTCGATATAGAGATCAATTCCAGCCGCTCGCGCAAGTGCCTTGGCTTGCTCAAGCGCAGTGCTCGGCAAATACTGATTGCTGAGCTGGACGTTGACGCCGTTATTCTCAAATGTGTATCCCATTTGGCTCGCAATTTGCCGCATGGCGGTCGCCACGTCTATGGAGCCTTTGTAGCTCCTGGGTGCAACGGGCTTGAGTTGCGCGAAGTATGCGGCTTGCGCCTGAATCATTAGAAAAACGTCCGGCATCGCTTGATAGTTGCCCCAGGCATTGATAATGTTTCCAGTAAAAATCAGCGTCTTTTGCGGGCCGTCAATAGCGAAAACCTGAACTGTGTTCGGGATAAAGCTCTTCGGCTTCCACTGCAAGGTGGTAATGGAATTGATGTCCCCCTGAGATATCCCGAATATCTGAGCACGCAAAGTCCCCATCATCATTCCGCCAGCTTTATCGATATCCACAATGGCGCGATACCCCTCAAGCGCGAGGGTGTTGTTCGCGCTTGATCCGAAGCTCCCGGTCCCGAGAGTGATAATGAACTTAAGCTCTTTTTTATTCGCGAAAGAAGTCATTATGGTGTATCCTTGTGAACCGTGCGAAATACCACCTTCAGAATCGCCGGAGTCGCCAGTTCGATGGCCGTGATTGTCAAGTTTCCGCATACGCTCACGAACGGAAGTTTCCTCGCCGCGCTTCTCGGTTCCGTCATTCTGGCCCTGGCCGCCACGGAACGGCAGGATGCGCGAGACGCGCTTTTCAACCTCGCCGCATGGCTCCCCGCCGCATACTTGATCGTCGGGGCCGTCCTGTTAGGCGTGCATTTTCTTACGCCGCACACCATCGACGCGGAGATTGATTTTGGCTTCGCCTGCTCCATCATGGATTGGGCTTCGCAGCATTCCGTCGTTGATCTCCTGTTCCGCATGGTCTACGCGGCCCTCCTGCTAGCCATGTCCCTCGCGCTCGCTTCATCCGAGGAGCCGTATGAAGCGGCTCGATGTATGTTGCTTGCGGCGTTGCTGGCCGTCCCGCTGTACATCGCATTTCCAGCGTGCGGCCCGCGCTGGGCGCTCGATCCGTCCGCGCCGCGCAACTGCATACCGTCCCTCCATCTGACTTGGGCGCTCATCTTCGTCTACGTAAGCTCTCCGCGTTTCCGTTGGCTCTTCGCTATCTTTGCCGTCCTGACCGCCATCGCCACGCTAACGACTGGCGAACACTACCTCATTGACCTCATCGTGGCCGTTCCATTCTCGATGCTCTGTATATGGGTGTGCGAGCCTCCATCAATTCGGGTTCCCGAAAACGAACGCGCCCCAGGTCGATGAGTTGGAAGTCGCGGCTGTAATTGTCACCGTGGTTCCCGACACGCTGCATGAAGCCGCCACAGGGGACGCGGCGGTCTGCTGCGTAGCGATACAAACAGGCGTTGTGTAGGTGGTCGCAATTGTGATCGTGCAAGTTGTCGCAGCGGCCATCGCGCAGGTTCCACCTGTGTTATTCGCCGCAAGTTGACCAAAACTATTCGCGGAAAAAGGTTGGCCGCAGGTGCGGCTTCCTCCTACGCAAAAATGGTTTTCCCAGAAAGATGCGGTTGGTACTTGCGCCCCTCCATTGGTTACTGCAATCAACCAAGCCATTCCCGGAGATTGAAGGCGTGTATAAAGATCGCCAGTTTGTGCGCCAGTTAGCCCGCACCCTGTGCATGGACTGACGGCCAACCACGTATTTGTTTGATTATTTGGGCCACCCGTCCCAATGCCAGCCGCGTAACCAGTACCGAGTCCAGTGAAGTCCATCCATGCGCCTGTGGTTCCTGGAGACCCAGTGGGATTATAACTGAGTGTCACCGTGCTACTTAAAAATGAGACGTCATTTCCACCATAACCTTGCCCGCCGTTGATATAAAGCAAGGCTTGGCTTTTATCGCTGCTCAGGAACTCCCATCGATTTGAATTGATAGTCCCTGGCCCGTTCCAGAAGTCGTAGATGTTGCTATTGATGTTGTAATGCAGAAATGGGGGAGGCCCATTCACGCTGCCGCCTTGAGTTCCAAAAGCCTCGTTGATGCGCTCTGCGAAGTAATAAGCTCCAGAGGCGGAGTTTCCTTCGATGAGGTTTAAATTCGTAAACATCGAGGCATAGGAACTGAGATCAATAAACTTGTCGAAATACTGACCGCTGGCAGCGTTGAAGTAGGTCTTCGCCTGTGCGGGTAGCCACTCGTTTATGCTCTCCATGAAATTGGAATAGTTGGCCGGGGGAGAACCGATTGACGTAGGAACGATACTTGCTTGAATAACGATGAACCCAGCATTGTGGGCATTTTGCCAGCAAGCCTGTAGACTCGCTTCAATTTGAGTATCCGTGTTTCCATTGTAAAGATCGTTTTGCGCGCCATTAAAGATGAAGTATTTCGGGCTGCCCGTGATCGAACCATATTTCGTGTTGAAAGTAGTTGGGTTCGCGCAATCAGAAGCCCATGCAAATCTCCAGTAGACTTGCCCATGACCGCTTAAATAGGGCATCCGGCTCGCAAAATATGGCCCCCAAT